ACCGGGAGTGGGGACGCCTGCGCGACCTGCTCCGAGGGCGGCGGTTCGTATGAGCGCCGCCAACCCCATGAACCGAGAGGACAACGCATGAAGAAGATCTACGCCACCGGCTTCGAGCAGGCCATCCCCGAAGATAGGCCGACCTTGTACGTGTCCGCGGGTGCTGGGAACATCCCCGGCGAGCCCGAGGTGCACCTGCTCATGACCGACCCCACCGACGACACGATGGTGCAGTTCTGGGTCCGCCGGGACGCGCTCCTTGCCGCCATCCTCGAGCCGGAGGTGACGGCATGAGCCTGGTCGACGTCTACGAGAAGCCGAATTGCGTGCAGTGCACGATGACCAAGAGCTTCCTCCGCAAGAGCGGCATCGCGTTCCGCTCGCTGGACGCGATCAAGAATCTCGACATGCTGCGCGAGCGCGGCATCGCCGCGGCGCCCGGCATCATCTACGAACCGCTGGGCATCGCCGTCGGCGGCTTCAACATCGACGCCCTCAACCAGATCAAGGCCCACTTCGAGGGCGAGCACCCGCAGGAAGGGGAACTGAGTTGAACGACTTCACCGCATCCAACGGGATTCGGGTATGGATCGAGGGCGATGTGCTCCACGCCGATCATCCCGCCGACTACTTCAACCCCCAGACAGACGGGTCTATCCAGGCGCTGCGCGAGTTCTTCCGCGCCGAGGATGACGAACGCCTCGGAAGGTGGCGCTGGCCCGAGGACCCTGAGTACGTCGTCTACCCCGGAACGTTCTCCATGCGCGAGGCCCAGGTGGTCTCAGAGGAGAAGGGTTGCTGGGGCCAGTGGAGTGAGGCAGAAGCGCGACGCGAAGCCCCACGGGACCGCCTCGCGGCTGCCGCCGTGGCGTACTTCGATGCTCACCCGGAGCCGAAGCCGCGACCTTGGGCCAGTGCTGATGTCATCACGTGGCGGGACGGTGCGTACCTGCCCCAGATCGCCCAGCGCGATCGCGGCAGCCATGCCCTCGGTTGGTACACATGGCTCGGCCATGACGGACGGCGGCTGACCGAGGATGCGCTTGCGCAACTCATCGGGGACGCGGACGTGACCATCCTCGGGCCGGAGGAATCATGACCCCGGTTGACGAGCGCGCGGTCCAGAAGGCCGTCAGCGCCCTCGTGAAGGCGCTGGGAGTGCCCGTGCGGCACATCAGCGACATCAACATCCACTGCGGCGGCACGGTCCGCGTCAGCACGCGCGAGCGGGCCACCTTCGCCGCCGCGCACGTCATGCCGTTCCCGAAGGAGGACGAGAAGTGAGCTACCAGGACGAGATCAAGGTCGGCAGCACCGTGTTCATCGGTGAGCCGGCGCCCCTGGACAGAAAAACGACCTGGCGGGTGCTGCGCATCGACCAGGCGAAGGAGGGCGTGGTCTACGCCTACGTCACCTCCGGGCTCTCCGGCCAGCACCGCACCGTGCCGCTCGAGCAGCTGAGGCCGTTCCGCGTGACGGAGGTGGCCCGCTGATGGCCGCGCCTGAGTTCGGCGAGCACATCGCGATCGTGGAGCCCGATGTGCGCGGGCGCTTCCAGATGAAGCGCTTCATCACCCGCGAGCCGGTGACCGGGTGGCGCGTGTTCCGCAGCGCCGACGGTCGCGAGATCAAGTTGGAGGCGATCGTCAGTGAGTGACTTCCTCAAGGGCGAGCGGGTCCTCGTGGACCGCTCCCTCGTCGCCACATTTGTCCGCTATTCCGGCGCCGCGGCGGTGATCCAGGTCGGCCTGGATTCCCGCATCGTCGACCCGATCATCCTGAGCCGACTGGAGGCGTGATGCGCATTTTGGTCGATATGGATGCTGTCATCGCGCATTGGGGCGACGAATTTGATCGCTGCCTCGACGCCTTCCTGGAGGAGGCCGCGGGCATCCCCCGCACGAAGGACCAAGCCGACTGGGACCTGACACTGGGCCGCACGGCCCGCGAGAAGGTCATCATCAAGGCGATCATGCAGGAGGCCGGATTCTACGAGCGGCTGAAGCCGATCCCCGGCGCCAAGGCCGCCCTGAAGGGCGCGCTGAAGGCGGGGCACGATGTCCGCATCGTCTCCAGCCCGTACGTGTCCAACCCGACTTGCGCGAGCGACAAGCTCAACTGGCTGGTGAAGCACTACGGCTCCCACTGGGCGAGCCGCCTCGTCCTGACCAACGACAAGACGATCGTTCGCGGTGACGTCCTCATCGACGACAAGCCAGTCATCACGGGCTCGATGGAGCCCGAGTGGGAGCACATCGTCTTCGGCGACTACGCCTACAACCGGAGCAGCCTGGCCGAATACCGAATCGGCTCATGGGGCGCGGACACCATCAAGAGCATCGAGGAGATCTACGCATGACCGCACTCGTCATCGGCCTGGGAGGCCGCCTGCGCTCCGGCAAGGACGCCTTCGCCGACCACCTCGTCGCCAAGCACGGTTTCCGCAAGATCGGCATGAGCGACGCGCTCCACGAGGCGCTCCTCGCCATCGATCCCGTCGTCGGCTGGGTGCCCCCCGGTGTCGCAGCGCCTGGCGGCGCTGTCGTGGACGGCCCGCTGCGCTACTCGGAAGCGATCGCCGACCTGGGTTACGTGGAGGCGAAAGCGCGGTTCCCGGAAGTTCGGCGCCTCCTCCAGAAGCTGGGCACAGAGGTCGGCCGCAACATGGTCGGCGAGAACGTCTGGGTGAATATCATCGCCCGCAAGATCGACGATTCGCTCTACGCCGACGAACCCGTCATAGTCACCGGCATCCGCTTCCCCAACGAGATCAGCATGATTCGCAGCTTCGCGGGCAGGGCGATCTGGATCGACCGCCCCGGCGAGCAGGCGCCGGCGGGCGCGGCCGTCCACGCCAGCGAGAACGGCGTTCAGCCGCACGAGTTCGACCTCACCGTCGACAACGACGGGACGCTCGAGGATCTCTACGCCAAGGCGCGGGCCATCCTCGGCGGCACCCGGCGCTAATTCAACACGCAGGGCCTCCCATGTCATCCGTGTCATGGGAGGCCCTACGAGCGCCGCTGGGTCTCGTCCGCGGCGACGAAAAGTCAAGGTCCGAGGGGATGTGAGCTTCCAGGGTCCGGGGGAGCCGCACCGCTAAACGGCTACGCGGTCCTCTTCGGGCAGCTCGTCCTGGCTGGCCGCGGCGCCCGGCCGAGCTATCCGCAGCACAAGGACGCCGATGGCCCTCTCAATCGCGCGCAGGAAAAGTGCTGCATCGAACGCGAAGCAGGAAGCGTGGTCCCCGCCGTCGATGTAGAGGACACCCCCCTTGAGTTCGATGCTTACTCCCCTGGCGCCATCCACTTCCTTCAGCACGACTGTCATACTTCACCCCTGTTTGTCCACCGAGTTGAACTACCCGGATCAGCGACATTACGCAGGGCCACAGACATCAGCAACAATACGTTCCGAAACTTTGATAACGCTTATATAACCGGCTGCGTGTCGCCGCCCACCGAAACCGGGCGCAACTTCTCTTGCACGACCCTCCGACATTGTGGTACACATTTAGTCCACTACCTCTCCTTGGGGGATATTTCCATGTCCACAGAAACAGTCACTGCTGTCGCGCCCGTAGCCAGCTACAGCAGCGATGAAGCCTTCTACGCAACGCGATACCGGCAGGGCGGCCGAACCGTCTACCTCATCGCGCTGACACCCGACCAGATCATCAACAACATCCCGCGGCCCAACCCGGAGGTCAAGAACCCCGGCAACCGCGAGATCCGGCCCCGCCACGCGCGCGAGTTTGCCAACTACTACCTCACCCGCGACAACTGGGTGATTCCCGGCGTCATCCTGCGATCGCCGAACATCTTCCACTTCACCACCGACCTGGACGTTGACGACCAGTCCGCCCAGTTCGGCACGCTCTCCTACCCCAAGCGCAAGCGCGGAGACATCCAGATCCTCGACGGACAGCACCGCATCCTCGGCTTCCACATCGCCACCGAGATCCTCGAGGCCGAGCGGCAGAAGGCCTACGACCAGCTCCGCCGCGCCCAGCGCACCAGCGAGAAGGGCTCCAAGGTCATCCGCGACGCCGAGAAGCGCATCGCCGAGATCGAGGCCAAGCAGAAGCGGTTCTTCGCCGAGCGCGTCGCCGTGGAGGTCCAGGTCACCGATGACCCCGTGGCCTACAAGCAGATGTTCTTCGACATCGCCGACAACGCCCTGGGCATCACCGCCTCCGAGCGCGTCGGCTTCGACAGCGCCAAGGTCGCCAACCGCGCCTACGCGCTCGTGGCCACCCACCCGCTGCTCCAGGGCCGCATCGACGAGAAGAACAACCGCCTGGGCCGCACCAGCGACTACCTCCTCACCGCCCGCCACGTCGCCGAGATCATCCGCGCCACCAACCTCGGCATCAACGGCCGCTTCGGCAAGGTCATGGAGCAGGAATCCAGCGAGGTCGAGGTGGCGCGGAAGACCACCGACTACTTCGACATGCTGGTGCGCGTCTTCCCGCAGCTGAAGAACGTCGAGAAGGGCATCCTCGCCCCCAGCCAGCTCCGCCAGGTCTCGGTGCTCGGCTCCCCGCTGTTCCTGCGCATCCTCGCCGGCGTCGCCCATGAGCTGCACGAGCACGCCTGGAGCCCGAAGCAGATCGAGGACTTTCTGGGGGTCATCGGCAAGCACGTCGAGGTCCCCGTCCACGAGAACTCGATCTGGTGGACGCAGACCCCCGAGGAGACCTTCGACCTCGGCGGCGTCGGCCCCAACGCGCGCCGCCAGGACATCATGAACCTCTACGGCCGCATCCTGGACTGGGCGATCCTGGGCGCCGAGGTGTACCCCGCCGTCTACGCCGACCCGCTCCCCGCTCCTGAGCAGCCGGAGGACCCTGACGAGGGCATCGACTTCGCGCCCGACCACGACACCACCGCAGTGGCCGTGGAGATGCGCAACGAAGTCGAGGAGATCGCCAGCCAGTCGAAGGCGCGCAGCAAGAAGAAGTAACGGGCGCAACCGAAAGGCCCTCCAGACTAGGGATCTGGAGGGCCTTTCGATATCCACACGAGGTCGGAAGGGGTTACGACCAGGATCAGATTAGCCCACAAAACAGCATTCTCGCAACTAGAATCAGAGAATGACCACCGATCTGGCGATTACCGAGTTCGACGCGAAGATGCTGCGGCTCGCCGATCACATGAGCCCCGAAGCCATCAGCGCCGAACTCGGCGGCACCCGCTCCCCCGCCGAAGTCGCCGTCCGCGTCAAGGGGCTCCTCTCCTCCTCCAACTGGCTCACCGACCTCGAGCAGGAGCAACTCGTCCTGCACAAGATGCGCACCGTCCTCGGCAAGCTCGAGGACCGCTACCTCGACAACGACAACGCCAAGATCCAGCTCCAGTACCTCAAGACCATCAGCGAGCGCCTCGACAAGCGCCGCGAAGCCACGCAGGAAGACCTCAACTCCTACACGGAGAACGTCGGACGCCAGCTTGGCCACGTCGTAGACCTCGCACTGAGCTACATGAAGGGCGCGCTCCGCGAAGAGATCGACGCAGACACCTGGGACACCCTGGTCCTGGAAGCGATGAGCGTGGCCTGGACCGA